CGCTGCTGCCGGGCTGCTCGCCACGGCCCCCTGCTGCCCTCCATCGCCCGAGGAGGTGGTGAACGGGTGGCTCGTGGAGCGGCACACCCACTGCACCTGCGGAGGCGGCCCGCCGTTCGGGCACGAGCCCGGCTGCGGCCTGGTCCCGCTGGCCCCGCTGAGCGAGGTCAAGGGCATGGCCGAGCACGACGCGCAGGTGCTCCGGGACGCGGCCGACGACCTGCACGAGCCGCACGATCCCGAGACCTACGCCGCGGCCGACTGGCTGCACGCCCGCGCCGCCGAACTCGTCGCGTGTGGTCGCGGGCCCTGCCACCTTCCCGGCGGACACGACGGGCCCTGCAACCCCGGACGTGACCGGATCGCCGGCGGTGCGACGTGACCACGGACGCCCAAGTCCGCCTCGACGCCGTCCTAGCCGAGTGCGACGCCATCGAGACCGACCTGACAGGTCACGAGCACACGTTGCCGTACATCGCCGCCCACATCTGCCTTGACCGCATCCGACACGCAGCCGGGGCCACCTGAGACCGCGGGCTGGCCGGTCGGAAGACGGTCACCAGCCGCCGCGCCTCAGCAGCAACACGGCCAGGAACCCGACCGATTCGGCCAGCCCGCACCCCCAGGCTGCCCCCAGGCGCGACAGAACGCGCGGGGGCGGCCTGGGACTAGCCAGAGACCAACTAGGCCCGGAGAGGGGCAGCAGGGCATGAGCGAGCCGCGCAACGAGAAGCCCACCGACCGCATGGAGATCCGCTACCACGGCAACGAGCTAGACGAGGTTGTCGCCAGGGACGCGTTCGTCCACATCGAGAAGATGGACGACGGCCGCTGGTGGATCGGCATCGACGTCGACGACCGGCACTACGCGATCAACCTCGGCGTCGTGAACCGACGCGCGAAGACCTACGCGTACATCGAGGACCACGGATGACCACCGTCGTCTTGACCCGCGTTCCCCGTGACCTCGGCTGGGCGCAACTCGTCCGAGCCATCTGCCGACACGCCGGTGTGCCCGTGTCATCCGAGACGTACTGGACCGCCGGGTACGGGGACATCGCGATCGACCTCGGGGACACGCCCAGCGACGAAGCCAGATACGCCGTCGAGCTCTACACGCTGCCCATCGGAGTCGAGTACCGCGTCTTCGACAGCCCGGATTGTGCGCTACCTACAACCGCCAGCCCAACTGCACAGACACAGGAGTTTGTAGAGCCCCCGTACAAGTGGAGACATGCGATAGGATGACGCCCACGACGTACCCGCCAGCGTCGAGAGGGAGCAGCCCCGTGAGCACCGCCGAGCACACCGCCCTCGCCGTCCAACGCGACATGCGTGAGATCGCAGACCTCTGGCCCGAGCTCGTCCAGCGACTCGCCGGCGGAGGAGGCGGCGGCGACAGGTCCGGCGTGCGACTCCCGCCCGGATCCAAGCCACCCATCGACATGCACGCCGCCGACGTCACCAGCGAGATCCAGGCATGGGTCACGTTCCTCGCCCGCGTCCTCATCGACGAGACCGACTGGACCTGCCCAAGCAACGACACCGCGACCATCCTCCGGGACATCGCCGACAACCGCGTCGGACACTTCACCGAGTCCGACGACGAAGGCCTCCGCGAAGCCACCACCGACGACGCCACCCGCCTCGCCAAGCTCGCACGCAACACCGCGCGCCCCGCCAACCGGCGCACCATCCGACTCGGCATCCCCTGCCTCGAGCACGACACCAGCGCCCTCGGCGAACGCATCGTCTGCACCGGGCAGTACGCCACCGTCCTCAACGAAGACGAACGCGTCGGCGACATGGTGTGCACGCAAGACGCCACGCACCGCATGACCCCGCTCGAATGGCAGCGATCACAGCGACACGACCCAGCCAGGGCGCGGGACATGGACGCGCTGGTGTTCGGAGGACGGGTGCGGCACGTGAGCGAGAGGATGGCGGGATGACCACGCTGACGGATTTCCTGCTCGCACGGATCGCCGAGGACGAGTACCGCCTGGATCTTCCCGAGGGGCTTGTCGTGCTCAACTCGCACGGCGAGGTGTCTGCGCGCGGGGATGGCTGGGTATCGCGAGGCGAGTGCCCCGTGTGTGGCGCCTACCAGTACGACGGCACGGAGTCGGTCACCGAGGACGCCTGGTGGGAGCACGCCGAGACAGTCCACCAGCGCGCCCGGGTCCTGGCGGAGTGCGACGCGAAGCGGCGGATCATCGAGGCTGCCGACGAAGCCACCGGCCTGGACATGCAGGTCGACAGCGAGTTCCGCATCGAGCGCCGGGACGAACGGCAGGAGCCGTACATCGGTGACGTCATCCTGCGCGCACTTGCCCTGCCCTACGCCGACCACCCCGACTACCGCGAGGAGTGGCGGGCGTGAGCGGATGCGAGACGTGCGACCAGATCGACCCCGACATCACGCGGACCACCTCCAACTTCCGCGACGCCCCCCGGTACATGCACGACCTCGGACGGGCAATCTGGGCAGGCCTCGTCAAGCCCTGGGCTCAGCCCGCCGTTCGATGGCTCGACCGGGCGTTCACGCGATGACGAAGCTCAGCACCACCTACGCTGCCGGCTGGATGCACCACATCGCCCGTCGCGACTGCACCGAGCGCACCATCCGCCGCTGGGTCGAGAACGGGCGCATCCCCAACCACGGCACACCACGTCGCATCATCGTCGACACCGACGACATCCTCGACATGCTCGACATGCTCGAACGCGACTTGACAGAACGGCCGATGTCCGCTGTGATCTGACAAGGTTCACGTTCTACACCCACAGGCCGGCCAGTCCACGCGACTGCCGGCCTGACGTATGTCCTGGGGTCGAGCAACGCTCCCCCACCACAGACACCCCGCCCGTACGTCTCAGGACCCTCGGACAGCAACCTGGCGGGTAGCGCGAGGCGAGCCAGGCGATGGGGCGGGGGTAGACATGACACGAACGCGCTCCGACACGCGAGCCATGAAGGCCGCACGGACCGCGTTCTACGAGGACGGCAGACGGCTCGACGCCGACCCCGACACTCGGCACCTCGCGAACTGCTGGCTCTGCAAGCAGCGCATCGCCTACGACGTCGAGCCCAACACCACACCCGACTCGCACAACCTCGACCACTACCTCCCCGTCTCCACCCACCCCGAGCTGCAGCACGACACCACGAACTGGCGACACAGCCACATGCTGTGCAACCAGAACCGCGGAAACCGTGCACCCTCAGCAGGTCTCGGAGACGAGATCGAGGCGTGGTGGTAAGGCAACCCTCAGAAAATCCAGCCAGGCCGCTCGGGGGGGCCGACCGCCGGGGGGAGCCGTCCTCCCTCCCCGGGGTCGCGGCTCGGGGGGTCGCGCGCGCGAGAGGTGGTGGGGCTGGTGGCTGAGTTCGAGCAGGAGTCGCTGTCGGAGGCGTTGGAGCGGTCGATCGCGGCTGCTGAGCACCTGACGCCCCGTGATGCGGGTGTAATTGCGGCGGCTCGTGCGCTGGCCGCTCGGATCGACGCGTGGGACGTGATCGTCGACTGGGCGATGGATGACCTGGCTGGCAATCCGCGTCCGGGTGCTCGGCCGGCTGTCCCGCAGAACGACAACACGTCTTTGCCGACGTACCTCAAGTACCTGGACGCGCTGCGGCTCGTGCCGCCGGCTGCGGAGAAGGCGAAGCCAGGGCCGGCGTCACAGGCGTCGGCTTCGCAGCAGGAGTTGACCGCGATGCGTAGGGGCCTGAGCGTGGTTCCGGAGGTGGGGTGATCGGCGAGTGTCGGTCATCACGCACGGGTTCACGACGCCGCGGATCTTCACTCGGCCGCTGGCTGAGGGTGAGCCGGGGCCGTGCGGGTGTGGCTGTGCGCTGACCCCGGCGACGTCGCGTGGGTTCGAGGCGATCGCGTTCGCGGAGAACGTGCTGCAGGTGCACTTGATCCCCTGGGAGCGGTGGCTGCTCCTGCACATGCTCGAGCTGAACGCGGACGGCACGCTGCGGTTCCGCAAGGCACTGGTGATCGTCGCCCGGCAGAACGGCAAGACGCTGGTGGCCGCGATCCTGGCGGCGTTCTTCCTGTACATCGACTCGGTGCGGTGGCCGCTGCAGGTCAACCCGCGCGACTTCGTGATCGTGGGCGCGGCGCAGAAGCTCGACATCGCGATGAAGCCGTGGTCGCAGGTCCGTCAGTGGGGCGGCCCGGACGACCCGAAGATCGGGATCGCCTACGACCGGGTGCCGCTGCTGCAGTCGGCGACGCGGATGCCGCGGATGGTCAACGGTGAGACCGAGCTCGTCACGCATGAGGGTGCGGTGTACCGGCCGCGGACGTTCGACGGGGCCCGCGGGTACTCGTCGGCGCGGCTGATCCTCGACGAGCTGCGGCAGCAGTACGACTACGAGGGCTGGTCGGCGATCGAGAAGTCAGCGACAGCGATGTTCGACTCGCTGCTGCTGGCGTTCTCGAACGCGGGTACGTACCGGTCGGTGGTCCTCAAGGACGTCCGGCAGATCGCGCACGAGTCGGTGGAGAAGCCGGGTGCGCAGTGGTTCGTGGCGGAGTGGTCGGCGAAGCCGGACGCGTCGCTGGATGACCGGGAGGCGTTCGCTCAGGCGAATCCGTCTGCGGGGTACCTGCCGGGCATGACGCTCGACGGGCTGATGCAGACGGCGGCCGAGGCGAAGAACAAGAGCGTCGAGCGCATCGAGGTCTTGTGCCAGTGGGTGACGCAGAACGTCGAGCCGTACATCGAGCCGACGGACTGGAAGGCCCGTCAGGTGTCGCCGGCGGATCTTCGGATCCCGAAGGGTGCGCGGACGGTCTGGTCGGTGGACACGTCGGCGGACCGGTCGACGACGTGGGTCGCGGCGGCGGTGAAGACCGAGGACGGGCGTTCGTTCGTCACGGTGCGCACGAAGCGCGCGGGCATCGTGTGGGCGGTCGAGTACCTGCGGGAGCTGGCGGAGGCGTCGGGGCAGCGTGAGGTCGCGGTGCAGGCGCAGGGTTGCCCGTCGGTTGAGCTGATCCCGTTGCTCGAGGCGCTCACCGGTGATGACGGGAAGCCGCTGCTGACGGTGCACCAGATGGACCGGCCGACGTGCGCGATCGCGACGGGTCAGATGCATGACCACGTGGTGCGCGACAAGACCCTGGTCCTGACCGAGCAGCCCGACGTGGACCTCGCGATCGAGGGCGGTCTGGGGACGAAGTATGCCGAGAACCGCCTGTGGTCGCGTGAGGCGTCCAAGCCGGTGGATGTCGTTGGCGTGTGCGCGATGACGTGGGCGCTGTACGCCCTCGAGAACCTGAAGCCCGAGCCGCAGAAGCCCGCTCCCCCGACGCCGCGTGCCGCGGTGATTGAGGGCGAGTCGGATGGTCCGTCCGAGGAGAGCCTCCTCACCGCATCGTTCTAGGGAGGGGGTCCCCATGGCTGAGGTCGGCTACCAGCGCGTGAGCCTCCCGGGGTGGACTGCCCTGGCTGATGACACCGGTGAGACGAACCCGGCTCTGGTCTGGCCGAAGTCGGTCGACGTGTTCGACAAGATGCGCCGCGAGGACGCCCAGGTCGGGTCCGTGCTGCGAGCGGTGACGTTCCCAATCCGCCGGACGACGTGGATGATCGACCCGGCCGGCGCCCGTGATGAGGTCGTGGATCTGGTGGCGGACTCGTTCGGGCTGCCCGTGAAGGGCCGTGACCGGTCGGCGCCGGCGCGGACGCGTGACCGGTTCGACTTCGACGAGCACCTGCGGCTCGCGCTGCTCGAGCTTGTGTTCGGGCACTCCGTGTTCGAGCAGGTGTACCGCGTCGACGACGACGGCATGGTGCGGCTGCGCAAGCTCGCTTGGCGGCCGCCGCGGACGATTTCGAAGTGGGATGTCGCCGCGGATGGCGGGCTGGTCGCGGTCGAGCAGTGGGGTTCTCCTGGCCGTCCGGTGCGGATCCCGGTCGACCGGCTCGTGGTGTACGTCAACGAGCGCGAGGGCGCGAACTGGGTCGGCACGTCGCTGCTGCGCACGGCCTACAAGAACTGGCTGCTCAAGGACCGCACGCTGCGGGCACAGGCCGTTGGTGTGGAGCGCAACAGCCTCGGCATCCCGGTCTACAAGGGCGCCCCGGTGCCCGAGGGTCTCTCCGCGGCGGAGGCGCTGGACTGGGTCGAGGCGCAGAAGAAGGACGGCCTGACCCTGGCGAAGGCCACGCGCTCGGGGCAGGACGCGGGAGCGTCGATCCCGGCCGAGGCCGAGTTCACGCTCATGGGTGTCACCGGGAACCGGCAGGACACCGACAAGCCGATCCGGTACCACGACGAGCAGATCGCTCGGGCAGTGCTGGCGCACTTCCTGAACCTCGGCTCCGAGACGGGGTCGTGGGCGCTCGGGTCGACGTTCGCGGAGTTCTTCGTCGGCTCGCTCAATGCCGTGGCGCTGCACATCGCGAACACGTGCCAGGCGCACGTCGTCGAGGACCTGGTCGACGTGAACTTCGGGCCGGCCGAGCCGGCGCCCCGACTGGTCCCGGCGACCATCGGTGAGGAGCAGCCGATCACGGCCGAGGCCGTGAAGGCGCTCGTGGACTGCGGTGCGCTGCGCACGGACCGGTCGCTCGAGGAGTACCTGCGCCAGCGCTACAAGCTGCCTCCGAAGGATGACGCGATCGCGCGGGCGGCCGCAGATGCGTCGTTCGCGTCCTCCCCTACAGCGACCGAGGGCTTCAAGGCCCTCGCATCGGCGATCGCGCAGGCCATGGACGAGT